TGCTTTAATGGAATCTGGTACGCTGTTTACAATAAACTGACACTGTCTTTTGATGATCTCTCCCGGTTTTACCTCCAGAATGTTTGTATCTCCATCAGGGATACACTCATCTAACAAATATTTGCTTTCTCCGCCAGCAAGTGGCTCTGTTACACCAGCTTGAAGGCTGAATGTAGGAACTTTCCCATTTTTGATTGAATCCAACATAGGCTGGATTGTAAGATCGTCTCTTACTACAGCTTCCGTAAATGATGCTGTAAATTTAACACTGTCTGGGACACCATAAGTCTGAATATCTCCTGCCGGATGGAAGTCTACGTTTGAAAAGTTTACTCCAACGGCAAACTCTTCTACGGAGGCAAACCATACAGATGTGCCATCAACTGTGACAAATAATTTGCCATCTTTTCCAGTCATTAACTTTCTAGTATCAAAACCTTTTCCGCTCATTTATAATAACCTCCTACTGTGAAATATACTGGAACTGATAAGTTAAGTAGATCTTTTCCATACTGTCTACATCATCAATACGAATAATGAAGTATGCATAATCTACTGCATGTGTATTATCCGTATCCTCGAAGAACTCATAAGTATCTAAGATTTTTCCTTCTCTGTTCATTTCAGCCAATACTTTTTTTGCTTCCTGAATTACGTTATCAACGCCATCAGATGTATTGCTGATCTTTCCAATCAGTGGTTCTAATGTTCGGTTAATACGATCAAAAGCCTCATAACGAATTGCTGTTCGTTTAATCTTTTTCCAGCCCTCATCGTCGTCCTCATTTAACACTGTGTAAGTATTAACCCCAGAATCGAACCAGACCTGTCCTTCCTGTCCTTCGGATAACAGAAGCAATCCTGATTTAATCGCACTCACATACTGTTCGTTTGTAAGCTGTTCAATGCATGATTCTGCATCAGGAATCTCCGTATGCACGATTGATGTACTGGAATCTTTACAACCAATCACACCGCCCTGCACTGCCGCTGCAAGATATCCCTCTACTCTTTCTCCGGCGGTATTATAATAACCACTACCGCAGTAAATGAAATATGGTGCATTATAAGCCTTAGCATTTGCCAGTCGGGTTGCAAGTGACTTTCCAGCTGTTTCTCCAAGCACACAGATACCTAACGCTCCGTTTGAATGAATACGATCCATATACGTTTTCGCTAATGTCTTAACATCTTCCTCAACAGTATCAAGAATCATAACGTTCCATGCGTATGCTTCAAATGCATTAAAAGCATTGCTGTAATCTTCTGTTGTAACGTTTGGGGCTGCTCCATCAGTTAACGCCTGCTGTGTAACTGTCTGCATAATTCCAGATTCCCCAGAAGCAAGTTCAGCGTATAAATACTTACTGTCTTTCATTGCTTCCACAAGGTTTGCGGCTTCATTTACACCAGTACCAGCGACAAAGCTTACTTTCTCAACCAGTGTTGCTCCGTTATAAACAGAAAGCTCTTTTGTTGTTGCATCTCCTAACTTCTGCTTTAAGGTTACAGAAAACTTTAAGGCTGTAGGATACTTTGTTTTTAATGTGACTGCATTTGTGGAAGTTGTTGTCTGTAAAGATACGCTTCCCTCTTTTCCGCCAGTTCCAAGGCGGTATAAATATACAGTGTTTGCTCCAGCACTAAATAAGGCTGCTGCTGCATCAATTGTTCCGCTCTCCATATATAAAGAATACAGATCAGTTTTAGATGTGATCTTCTGAACTTCTCCAACCGGCCCAAAGTCTGCATGAACTGGAATACAAAAAACTCCATTCATTGCGGATGCTACACCATTATTTGTGATCTGCTCATGCCTGCGGTAAACGCCTGCTCTTTCCTTCTTCTCGCCTTTTAAAAATAATCCAGACAAGTCTCTACACCTCCTTCTTTCTAAATGTATCTACAAGTTTCTTTGCTGTACTCTGTGTTGCTTCTCTAATACCAGCTTTCGCAAATGCTGTTCGGATAATATCTTCGGATACTCCTAAGACCTGTGGATTTTCTGCATACTCTTCCACAGTGTAAACAACTTCCGGCATTGCTTTTGTATTTTCTTTCTTTTCTGCCATTGTTACCTCCTAATTTATTGTAATTCCTTTTATTTCTTCTGATTCCTCGTCCATTTCTCGAAGCTTTCCGTACTGTCCTCTCACGCTTACCTGTCCATCTCTTAAAGGATCAAGCTTTGTGCTGTATGCTAATTGATTTACAAAAAACGGCGATCCATCGTCCATGACAAACCGCTCCCTTTCCTGTAAATCTTGAAGCAAATTCATGATAAACTGATCTGCGTTCACATCTGATCCAGAGATCACATGAACTTTGATATTGTTTGTAAACCATGTACAAGCATATGTCGATGGGAACGTTCCTGGCTGCATAGAATCCAGTCTCGTATAAACGACAACCTCTTCATCATCTGGTTTCCAGATTTCGTCAAGTTCCGTGTGATTAATTACTGTCACATCCCAGTGTTCGTCAATGTGCTTTGCCAAAGAACCGACTGCATCCAACGGAAGATACGAATGTTTTGGAAATGCGTATGCATCAAACGTCAAAATTGATCCGCACACCTCTACGTCCGCTTGCCCTTCAATCGCCTCTTGAAACGATTCGGATTTTCTCCATACAAGAGAAATCGTTGTATCTGCATCGGTTAAAAAAACTCCTTCAAATGCCTTTTTCAAGACTTTCTTTGCTTCAAGCAAGTTTTTATAGCCTTTATTATTAAACAGATACGCTATTGCAATCTCCATTGTTCCAGAAACCTTACGTTCGGAATCATCTTTCAGATTCAATCCATAAATGATACGCCCATATTGTGAGCCATCCCATCTTGCATCGGAATCATCGGGTGCCTGATCTAAAAAGATTGCTGGTGCATTTTTAAATGAAGCTAAGCCCTCAATGCCCAGCTCCTTTAAATACTTGAAAATTATTTGTTTCACAACGTTACCTCAAAATCGGAACCGAAGATTTTGACAACCTCCGGCTCTGCTTTCTTCTTAATTGGATTGACAAAGGGTCGTTTAGCCATCTTTTTTGTGCCATCCTCCAGCCATCCAGCATATTTAACATTACTTTTCAAGCGACTTGTAACTCTGTTCCCTTCAATCAAGGTTTCATCGTTCCAATCTTGACGTAAATTACCAGACTGTGGTGCTGGTGTCTCTCCCGGTGCGGATGATCTGTTTGGAAGCCGTTTATATTTCTTTCCAGAACCGCCTTTTGACAATACTTCAAGTTCGACATTTCTAAGAGTGTTTGTTGCCATCGCACCCTTTCTAGCCATTTCTCTTTTGATACTATCATTAAGGTTCTTTGCACACGCTTGAAATTCAGCTTCTACGCCCATCGGTATCACTTCTTTCTAGCACATAGTAAATTGAAAACTGCCCTGTTCCAGCTGGGTCTTTTGTTCCTTTCACAATAAACTTATGATCGTGACAAGGATCATCCCCAAACAATAACACGTCATTCTTACTTATCTTGACTGCTGGATGATAAGAAACAATCGTATGGCTAATCGGGGACTGGTTTTGTTTCCAGATTTCCATTGTTTTCATATCTGCTTCGGCTAATATGCCGTCTATGATCGCATCTGGAGCTTCTTTTTCATTTCCCTTTACAACCATGCCATCGTCCATGACTTCTGTATCCTGCCAGTAAACACGAAAAGACTTCATGTACTGATAAGGTCTGCCAAAGGATACCATTTTCAAAATCGTCCACCTCCCGGATGATTCATCATGCCAATATAGAAATACTTTCGTTTTTCATTCTCATACGGCTTGATTCCAACGCTTGAAGATGCAATTTCCTTTTTCAGATCATCATAAAGCTGTTTCCAAAAATTCATACGATTCCCAAAATTAAAAGAGACAGGACCAACACTGTTGTCTACGTCCTGTCCGTATTTGAACATCATGTGTTCTAGCAATTTCAATTTTGCCATTTTGAAATTATCTGGATACTGCTCTAATACAGCTGTGATCTCTTCATCGGAAAGTGCAGCTGACATTTCATCTTTGGATACATCAGTATCCGCCAATTCAAACCGCATTTTCATAACATCATCGGAATTGATATCTTCTGGAAAATAGTTATACGTCATTCTCCTCGCCACCTTCCGGCTGTTCTTCTGGTTCTTCGGTTTCTTCCGGATTAATATCGGAATCTACGGAAAGATCGGCAAGTCTTGTTTCAACTGCTGCCTTGATTCCTTTTCTCGAATCAATCTCATGTAACAGCTGTAAGACCGGTGCATCTTCCTCTGTCATGGTCGCAATCTCAATTTTTGCCTCTTCCATTGTTTTCTGAATTGTGGCAAAGAACTGTAATAACTGCTGTGCGTTCACTGCAAGCTCGTGCTTAGATTGTAATAAAGGAATTGATAAAGTGTTAGGGTTAACATTTAAATCCTCTGCATACGCTCCATTTACACTCGCTACTTCTGCAATGTGTCCAGACTTCTTTAAAAAAAGAGAGCGTCGTTCATCTACGACACCCTCTGGAATAGTCTCTCCGATCTTATACCGCTTTCCACCAAAGTTTACTGGTTTTAATGCAACATAATTCATATAAAGCACCTCCTACTTGGATACACATCCTGTTAAGAAAGTTGCAAGGTCATCGGAAGTTTTCTTCATATCCGTTGCCATAAGCCCTTCGATGAACTCTGAATGTGATCCTCCTGGTCCATCATACTGTGATGTAGCCATCCATTGACCGTTTCCTAGCATATCCCATGTATAAATATATCCGGCAGATGGTTCTTCAAGATCTACTTCTTTCGGTGCATAAGTTAATAATGCACTGTTATCGTCGAAGACAAATTTCATATCGGCTTTCTGACCGATTTCTGCTGCATTATAAGTTGCATACAGAACTTTTACTTCTTCCAGACCAAGTACCGCCGCAATTACCTGTTCGTTAACAAGTGCTGGATTCGGTGTTGACCCTGAACCTGTAACTCTTTCTAAGAACTGCGGATGATTTTTGATTGCCTTATACGCTCTGTATCCTAAGCATAATTTGTTAGGCATTCTACGTCCGTTTAAAAGGATTTCTTTCTTCATCTCATCAAACTGACCTACGATGTCCGCGTTTGCATCATCAAAATGCACAAACTGTTTAGATGTTGAAGCTGTTGCTTCTCCTGTCTTAACATTTGCCCATGCGTCAGCATTGAAAAACTTGTTTGCAAAGACCATATCAAGGTGCAGATTCATCTGTTCTGAAACCTGTTTTACCTTTGCACGTCTCGGATCAATCGTTGCTGGTGCTCCAGTTCTCTGGTAATCCAGAGCTGTGATGTTATCTACTCCGACGATGATCTGATCTACCTCACATTTGTAAGTATCATCTGAATGAGAGAATACAGCCGGATCTACTGCTCCGAACTTAGGCTTTCTCTTTACCTGATCTTTTGCAATCTCTTCCTTGTTGAAAATATAGTAATTTCCTGTACTTGCCTGCACTGGTAGGATCGGAAAGATACTTGGTGCAACATTCATTCCCGGTGCCTGAAAATATGACATTGCCATATTTGTTAAGTAATAGTTAGGTTTCCATCCTTTCGCAATATCAACTGCGATTGCTGCTGCGTTGTTATGTCCTGTGTTCATTTATTTCATTCCTCCTTTATTTATGCTTCATATCCAGCATGGATGATCGCAACGTTTACGATGTCTCCTTTTGCTGTCGCTGGTGTCAGTGCCATAGCTAAGATGTACTGCCCTGTTGTTGCCTTCTGGCATAATCCCTCTTCATCAACAGCAAGGAAATCTCCAGAATCAAACGCTGCACCAGCGGTCCACATGCCCTGATTTCTGATCTGAACAGTAATATCATCGCCTTTGGATGCTGTTTCATCTCCAAGAAGCACAATTCCTGTTGCTTTCTTTCCGGCTTCAGGGAGTTTCGCTCCATCTTTTGTTAATAAAACTGCTACGGCTGTTTTGAGTTCTGCTCCAGCTGTAACATTGATCACTGGGCTTCCACCAGTTGGATTGTATTCATATGTTCTGTTTGCCATCTTCTCTGTACCTCCTTTCTTATTTATCGAACATTGCTCTTAATTCAGGATCATTCTGCATAACGATATCCTGTGCCTGTGCATCAGTAAGGTTTGGCATAGACTTTTTGATCTCTGCTACCTTTGCGTTCATCTTTGCAACACCTTCTGTATCGTCATTTCCTGTGTGAGCTCCACCAGATTTACCGATTTCCTCAAACAGACCCGATTTCTTAATTACCGCAAGGTTGTTATCCATGGATGCAATGAAGTTGTTATACGCTTCATCGGATGTTGCTTTCATGGATTTCAGAACTGGAACTAAGTCCTCTGCTTTTGTTCCTAAGATTTCATATTTCTTAGCAACTTCTTCTAAGGACTTCTGTTCTGCTTCCTCTGCTCTCTTCTGGATTGGTTCCATGATCTTTTCCATCATAGAAGTGAAGTTCTTTGTAACACCTTCCAATGCTTTATTCACTGCTTCCTGAACCTGTCCATCAATATCAGCTCTTTTTGCAGTATCCTCTTTTTTTGCATTTGCATCATCCTGTAATGCTTTTAATGCTTCTTTCTTTTCTTCCTCTGTCATGTTTGAAATATCAAATGCCATTTCATTCTCCTTTTCTTTTTTTTCTTTGTTAATAGTTTCTGGATCACAAGATTTTTCAATGACTTCTTGCATTTTTGCGATCTCAAAATCATCCGCAACAACAGTATCTTCTTTGTCTGTTGCTGCACGTTCTAATTTGATCCAAGACTTGGATGCATCATCCGAAAATGCCTTAAACTGATCAATGCTCTGTGCGATTGCTGCCTGTTTATCCTCACACTCTTTATCGAGTAAGATTGACACGATCGACTGTTCCAGAGAGTTACAAGCATTCCAGATCTGATTCCTTACGTCATAGATCTTTTTTTCGTTCATTACATCATCAAAGGATGTTGCTTCATCTTCCATGGACTTTCTGACATCTTCTGAATTTACTCCTAAGCTGTCACAAAACGCATTAAAGAATCTCTTGAAAAAGTTTCCCTTCGGCTCTTCTGTACCTCCTCTCTTTTTAATCAGAATATTTGCTTTCTGATCTGCTCCGATATCTACTGCATCGAT